TCGGCAGCACATCCGTATTGACCGGATCTGTGTAAGCCGTCAGGTCAGTGATCTTGGTGGTGGCCATCGTCGATGCTCCGGTAGGTTGAGTTTAGGCGCGGCTCAAGTCTTAATACAAGCCAGCAGCGCGATGTTTCTGGGTCGTGCCTCGGTGTCACCGCTGCTGTTGACCGTGATGCCGGTGGTATTGGAGTTGATGGTGATGCCAGTCGTGGAGTTGCTGGTGGTCACATTTCCTTCTGCAGCCTGTTCGGCACTGCCAGAAGCAGCATCATTTCCACCAAGGGCGCTCTGAACAACGTGGTTGTGGCTGGGGTCGTTGATGGAATGGCCGTGACCCGGATCGGCAAGGGTGTGAGTGTGAGCCAAGTTGGCGCTGGCTTGCGCGGAGCCAAAAGTTCGACCCGTATCAATGCCGCGTCCGTCGTCCCAGCCACGGGCAAATTCACCGCGCAGATCCGGCACGTTGAAAGTAGTAGAGCCATCGCCAGAGCCAAATGTGGTGCCGATAGCGCTAAACAATGTGGCGTAAGTTGTGCGGCTGATTGCTGCACCATTGGCCTTCAGATAGCCGGTTGGTGCAGTGTTGCGTGCGCTCCAAATGATGGTGCCAGCAGGAGTCATGTCCTGTGGCGTGATGGATGCAACCTGCGTATCGACATAGCCCTTGTTAGCGGCCATGTTTGTGGTGCTGGGGTTGCCCACCAGCGTCAGGTTGCCGGTCATCGTCCCACCGGCCAGAGCTAGATAGGTGCTGGCTGCAGTGGTGATCTGTAGGTAACGGGCGTCCGCAAAGGTTTGGTCAATGCCGTCAGGGTCAACGCGCACCCAGTTGGTGCCGTCCCACATCTTCAGTTCGTCTGGCGTCTGCGCTGTGTCTTGCCACAACTGACCCAGTGCCGGACTGCTAGGTGCCGTGCCTGATGGGCTGGTGATGATCGACGCGCCGGGCTGGAACGAGACGATGGTGAACGTGGCGCCATTCCAAACCTTGAGCAACGGCGGATTGCTGCTGGTATCGACCCAAAGTTGACCGTTGGCAGGGGTGGAAGGCTGCGTCGGTCCAACGCTTGTACCAAGCAAACCCAGTGCCAGTGCAAGGTTGTTGGCCGTGATGCGCCGAGTCTGGGAGCCACTGACGCTGGAAAATGGCAGGAGATCCGCGCTGGCAATCGCTGTTGCGGCGGGTAACTGGGAGATCCGTAAGCCAGCCATCTTAGTACCCCACCACAGTGATGTCGATCAGTCCAGCCACTGCTGTACCAGAACTATTGACGCACTTCACTGTAACGCTGCTGGTGGTCTTAGACAGAACAATGGCGTTGATGGCGCCGGTTCCGGTGTCCTGCAGCGTGACCTGAACGGACTTGACGGCGCGGAATGGCTTGGTCAGCGGGATGGCGGTTCCAGCTCCACTGCTGCTGATGGCCACATCATTTTGGGATTCGATCACATCGGGGTAATCCAACTCAAAGCAGATGCCCGTGATGGCGCCAGGTGATTCCCCATCCTTGCTGCGAATCAGCGTCTGCACTTGGTACACGTCTTCGATCAGGCGCTCATACGGCGCGTAGGGGTGCAGGATGCCAGAAGATTCACCAGACAGAACACCAGCGCCGTAGGTACGTTGCTCGGCAAAAATCTGATCGTCGTTTTCTTGGAAAATATCATCGTCGTTTTCTTGGAACAGAACAGTATCCGCGCCAGCCAACGCGCCAATGCTGTGCTGGTAGGTGGCCTCAGCGGTGGTAGTAATCAGGATGGCACTTTCGAGGAAGTTGTTATCGAAGTTCCAGCGGTAGTAACCATCAACGGCGGGGTCGGTTTGCTGGACGCTGTAGACGCCGGTATTGCCGGTGATGTAGGCGCCGCTTTGGGTGGTGAGGTAAGTGCCGCTTTGCGTGATGAGCCAGTAGTTGTCGGTGACTTGAGCGTTGACGTAGCTGCCCGGCCAAGTGGTGTCATCAATGCATTCGTCGTAGACGGCGTTGCTGATCGGCGGGGCGCCAACGTTGAGCAGGATGGTGGCGGGAGTGTCGCTGCGCCATTGGGTGGCGTCCACTGATTTGACCATCACGGTCCATTCGTCGGTGTCGAACAGGCTGGTCTCAAACCATTGCTGCGCGGCGGTCACACCACCGGAATACAGTTCAATTCCCTGTTCCCATGTGGTTGCGGGATTGCTGTCGATCAGGCCGCCTTGCTTGTAGCGCACCTCGTAGGACACCACATCGGACACCACGCCTTGGTCCCAGCTTCCGTACAGGCTGCGGGGTAGTTGCCAGCTAAAACGCTTCTGGCCGCTGTTCGTGTTTTCAACGACGGTGAACAGGTTGGGCGTTGGCGGCACGATCTCTTCGCGCTCCACGGTGTCGTACAGATAATCGGTTGGGTTCTCACCGAAGATGGCACTGGTGAAGGCAACGCGAATCTCCCAGTCGCCGGGGGCGTGGAACGCGATGGTGTAGTAGCCGGTGAGCGGAATGTCGCTAAGAAAATACCAGCCATCGGCGGCGGGTTCCTTGACGCCCGGAATGACGGTTGGAACGTTGGTTGGAAATGCCCAGCAGAGGTAACCCGTGACGCGCTCCGGAATTGGACAGGTGCCAGCGTCAACAATCAGAAGCTGAGTGCCATCAGGTTGGTTCTGGTGGCGGATGACGCCGTTGAAGGCCGGATCGGAAAGGTCTGGAATTGCGGGATAGCCCACCACGCCAGCGGTGGCAAAGTCGGATTGTTTGCCGAGGCGGTCAATCGTGGCAACGCGAAACTCGTAGGTGTCACCGAAGACGTGGTTATCAATCGGCTGCCAAATGTTGGTGGATGACACCTGCGTAATGTCTGACCATTCGGTGTCACCGATCTGGCGCCACTGATAGCGGTAACCGCGCACCAGCAGGTCGTTGGCGTCGTTGGTTTGGGGTGGTGTCCAGTAGGCGCTGATTTGGTTCTGACCGTTGCGATAAACCAGCTCGGCGTAGACACCAGTGGGCGGTTTGGCGCCAGATAGCGTGAAACGGTCTTTCGGGATCGCAACAGGCAAGTCATTGTCTACATAGCCAAATTTGCTGGCGTTGTATTGGACGGCTTCAACTTGGAAGACCAGCGGATCAACTTCGCTGATGGCAATGATCTTGTACAGCGCGGCTTCAAGGCTCTGCCACTCCAGCACCCACAACGCACCAACCTGAGTATCAACAATGCCGTTGCAGCGGATGACCGTGAAGGTGTCATCGTCTTGGACGACATAACCCACCAGCTCGTCGCCACCTTGGGTGATCAGCAGGTCAAGGTTTTGGGCGCCGATGTTGTTGAGCTGGCTGGCACCAGCGAGGTTGGAATAATCAACAACGTTGAGAACCTGCAGCTTCGGCTGAGTAGTGATCGAGCCGTCGGGGTTGGTGGTTTTCTGTCCGTCCGGAATAACCATCGTCAGCGTGTAGGTGTTGGCTGGGTCGAGGTTGAGAACAGCGTCAAGCGTGATGCGGTTGTTTTCGGCATCGATGGCACGGACGCGACCGCCAAGGCGTTGACCCTGTTTCAGTGGGTCGGCAATCTGGATGACTTCACCGATGCTGGCGGCAAGACCTTCTGCGCCAATGCGGAAGCTGACTTTCTCGGTCTCGTAGCGGTTGCTAAATAGCGTGTGCTTTGCCGCCCGTAGTGCTTGACCGCGTGAGGTGACGCCCAGCAGGCGAAGGTCGATGGGGTTGTAGCCAAAACGCTCCAGCAGGGTGTCATCCTGCAGGTATTCGGTAACGCTGGAATAGGACTGATTGGGGTCGTCCCAGTTGGCTAGAACAACGGATTTACGGGCGGTTTTGGCGGTGCCGTTGTAGGTGAAGCAGGGCGATGTAACGACGCCGTTGTCGTCAACCTCTTGGATGACGTTGGCTTCGCTGAACTGTTGAACAGGGATCTGGGCGCGATCTTGCGTCAGGTAGAGCTTGCCTTGGCTGTAGTAGACCAAGCCACGGAAGCAGGACGCCAGTGCGTTAAGGACTTCGTAGACGCTGCCGGGGTTCTGGAGGTAGACGTTGCAGGTGAAGCGTGGTTCGTATCCGCCTTCGCCGTTAGGAACTTGTTCGTCGCAGTATTGGCTGACGGTGTACAGATACCAAGGGTCGATTGCGATGGTCGGCATGTACCGAGCGCACCCGAAACGGGGGTTCAGCACAATGTCGCGGAAGATCCAAGCGGGGTTGTCAGTCCAAGCGGTGGTGAAGGTGCCGTCCCAGATGCCGCTGTAGGTGCGGGCTACAGGGTCGTAGTTGGTAGGTATTTGTATCCGCTTACCACGGACGCGGACGGATAGATCGGGGATGCTGTTGAACTGGCGGGCGTCAACTTTCAGCGCCACCAGTGCGGTGTTGGGGTAGGCAA